AGTATTATTAATTAAATCTTTAATAAACGGTTTAGATTTTGATCTAAACAAATTAACTGAGATATTAAATACCGAAGAGTATCTACATGTTATAAAATGTAATCAAGAAGATTTTAATTCTAACAAAGCTTTAGATTATGTATTCCAAATTAGATGGGTTCATCGATGTATTTATTTAAAATCCTTATACGATTATATTAAACAAGAAACTAAAACTATGTTTAAAGATGGAGCTTTTGATTTATTTGTTTCTTTTAAAGGAGCAAGAGGACAAACACATAAAGATAGTGAGCACGTATTAATTGTTGGATTATACAATACTACTGAGTATTATTTTCCTTCTTTAAAAAAAACTTATTATTTAGAGAAAGGAGATGTTTTATATATACCTTGTGGTTTAGTTCACACAGCTAATTCTAATGAAGCTAGAGCTGTTGCTTCTATTTCACTTTATCCTTATGCTTAAAATTATAGAAGACAAAAATTTTTTATCTAACAAAAACAAAGACTTTATAAAACATGTCTTTGGAGGTTTTTTTCCTTTTTATTACCACGCTACTACAGGAAGTTTTATAAAAGATGATCCTTATTTAGCCCACATTATAATTAAACGACCAGAAATTAGAAAGAAAACAGAACCCTTTATAAATTCTCCGTACTATGAAGATGTAGTAGATATTTTAAATAATTTTTGTAAAAAAAATAAAATAGAATACACTAAAATTATTAGAGCTGGTTTTAATTTAACTTATGCTAACGGTAAAAAAAATTGTGGTTGGCATACAGATCATGACTTTGCCCATTGGCAACTTATAGTTTATTTAAATGATTGTGATAAAAAAAGTTATACAGTTTTAAAAGACAAAAATAAAATAATTAATATTAAACCTGAAAAATACAAAGGTGTATGTTTTAATAGAGTAAAACATAAAATGATTTTTCCAAAACAAAAAGAAAGGGTAGTACTAGTTATTACATTTAAATGAAAGTACATTCTTTATTTAGTACACCAGTTTATGAAAGAGAAACTAATATTGATACAAAGCATTTGTTATCAATAGCTAAAAAAGAAACTTATACAAAAGCAGGGTACCCTAAAGGTGTAAGTAATCCTGCGAGCCTATCTGTTAATTTAAAAATATTAAATAAAAAATTATTAAAAAATATAAAAAAAGAAATAATAAAATACATTTATGATTACACTAGTAATGTTTTACAATATAGTAATTCTTTTAATATAACTACATCTTGGTTTACACAAACTCTAACAAACCAAACTTCAGATTATCATAAACATAAAAATTCTGTTTTTAGTGCAGTTTTGCATTTAAATAATGCTAACGGAAATTTAGGTTTTATAGATTTTGAAGATAATCTTTTTGATTTTAATAAAAAAGAAAATAATATATTTAATTCAAATGCTTTTGAAATAGTACCTAAAGAAGGATCTATTATTATATTTCCAAGTAATCTTTATCATAAAATAATGTTAAACAATGAAAACGAAACTAGATATTCACTAGCCTTAAATATAATGCCTACTGGTAAAATAGGTAGTAAAACCTCTGATAGTTATTATGAATTTTAAAAATAATTTAGAAAACATAGAATATCCTAAAAGTAAACTTGGATGGAATATAGCCGGCACTCTTAAAGGTAAAAATGGTTTTTATAAATTTGATACCAGACCTTTAAAGAATAATGCTAAAGGTGGGTCTTTTAAAACTAAGGCAGATAAAATAGTTTATGATTTAAAAGATCAATGGATTATTGTAGATGTAGAAGAACTACATCAATATTTAAAAGAACACAAAATAAAAATAATAAACTTACAAGATTTGATATTTAAACTAGATTGGAATATAATACTGCCAAAATGAAAGTTATAGATAATTTTTTACCAAAAGAAAACTTTAATAAAATAGCAAATTTATTAATGAGTGATTCTTTTCCATACTATTTTGTTAATGGAGTAGCTAAAAAAAATGATAATATGTTTTATCTTATGCATCATTTTTATCATAAGAATGTTCCTACAAGTGATTGGTTTAATTTTATAAATGAAAACTTATTATCTAAGATAGATTTTTTTGCTTTGATTAGAGTAAAAGCAAACTGCTATCCATGTTCAGATAAAAAAATTATACACAATAAACACATTGATTATGATAACAATATAAAATCTAAAGGTATTATATTATCTTTAAACACTTGTAATGGTGGAACTATTTTAGACAATGACAAAGAAATAAAATCAGTAGCTAATAGAGCTTTATTTTTTGACCCAAACAAAGAACATAGAAGCACGAACTGTACTAATAAAATAGGAAGATTTAATATTAACATTAATTATATATGATTTACCCTACAATAATAATGGATGATTTTTTTAGTGATCCAGAAAAGATTATTAATTTTTGTTCTACTTTACAATTTGGTAAAGATCCGTTGGGTAGATGGCCAGGAGAGAGAACTGTAGCTTTACATGAAATAGATTTTGATTTTTTTGAATACATCCATAGAAAAATATTAAGTATTTTATATCCTAACAATTTTAAAGATATAGCTTTTACTGCAGAAAGTTATTTTCAAAAAGTATCTAGTAAAAGACATTTAAATCCAGGTTGGATACACGAAGATGATGCAGAGATCACAGCTATTGTTTATTTAAGTAAACATAAAAATTGCGGAACTTCTATTTGGAAAAAGAAAAATTTTTACAATTCTAATTTAATAGCTCCAAAAAAACATAGTTTTAATTTAAGTGATAAACATCAAAAAAAAGAAATAGCTGCTGTAGATAAACATAATAATAATTTTGAAAAAAGCTTAGAAGTCAATTCTATGTATAATAGAATTGTTCTTTTTGACTCTAATCAACATCACTCAGCTTCTAATTTTTTAGATAAAAATGTAAAAGAAGATAGACTTACTTTAATTACATTTATTAATAGAATAGTATTAGAAAAAGGAACTTTACATTACCCTGTATCAGAATGCAGGAGAGTAGATAAATAAACCTTTTTAATGATTTGAATGCGTTAAAAGGATGGTATATAAAGGTCTATTATGCTACAAAAATTAGGATTTCTACCAGGTTTTAACAAACAAGTAACACCTACAGGAGCTGAATCTCAGTGGACTGGTGGTGAAAATGTACGTTTTAGATATGGTACACCTGAAAAAATAGGCGGATGGTCTCAATTAGGGGATAGTAAATTAACAGGTGCAGCTAGAGGTTTGCATCACATGGTTAATAAAGAGGGTATTAAATATTCTTTAATTGGAACAAATAGAATTTTATACGTTTACACAGGAGGAGTGTACTACGATATACATCCTTTAACTAATCCATCAGGCACAGGTATTACAAATGCATTTAGCACGACTAACGGACAACCGACTGTTACTTTAACTTTTTCTTCTGCACACAATTTTCAAGTAGGCGACATTATATTATTTGGTGACGTAACTACTTTTAGTGCTATCACAGGTTCTAATTTTTCTTCTACTACTTTTTGTGATAAAAAATTTATGGTAACTTCTGTGCCTACAACTACAACTTTAGAAATAAATGCTGGTAGTAATGAAACAGGAGCAGGAGCAGTTACTTCTGGAGGCATAACTTATTTTCAATACTATCATGTAGGACCACCTGACCAGGTTGGAGTTTTTGGCTATGGTATATCTCAGTGGGGCGGTACAACTACAAACCCACAAACTACTACATTAAATGGTGGACTAAACAACGACGCATTTGGAACAGGTGGATCAGGCACTACAATTAATGTAGCAAGCACCACAGGGTTTCCAAGTGCAGGAACAAATATTATACAAGTAGGGACTGAAGAAATATCTTACACAGGTTTAACGTCCACAAGTTTTACTGGAATTGTTAGAGCTGTTCGAGGAACAACTCGAGCTGCTCATAGCACAGGTGCAACTGTAACTAATCACAGTGGTTTTTCTGGATGGGGGTCAGCAGCATCAACCACGGATAAAGTTGCAGAACCGGGTATGTGGTCTATAGATAATTTAGGTAGCACAGCTATTGCTTTAATATTTAACGGAGAGTGTTTTGAGTGGAATTCAGATTTAACTAACGCAACATCAACAAGAGCTACGATTATATCTGGAGCACCTACAGCGTCTAGAGATATGTTAGTGTCTACTCCCGATCGTCACTTAGTATTTTTTGGTACTGAAACAACTATTGGAAATAAAGCAACACAAGACGACATGTTTATAAGATTCTCGTCTCAAGAAAATATTAATGACTATACACCTACAGCTGAAAATAGTGCTGGTACACAAAGACTGGCTGCCGGATCACGGATCATGGGAGCTAAACTTGGTAGAAATGCATTATATGTTTGGACCGATACAGCTTTATTTACTATGCGTTTTGTTGGAACTCCTTTTACATTTGCTTTTGAACAAGTAGGAACTAACTGTGGATTGATAGGTAAGAATGCAGCTGTCGAAGTTGATGGTGCTGCGTACTGGATGTCTGACAATGGTTTTTTTAGATATACTGGTAAACTAGAATCTATGGACTGTTTGGTTGAAGACTACGTTTACGACAATATAAATACAACATCTAATCAAATGGTTTATGCGGGTATTAATAACTTGTTTGGTGAAGTTACATGGTTTTATCCAGAATCTAATTCTAATGTAAACACACAATCAGTTACTTATAGTTATCTAGATTCAACTGCTAAAAGACCTATATGGTTTGTAAATGCAAGTCCTTTATTTATTAGAACTGCATGGCAAGATTCTGCTGTGTTTGGATTGCCTCATGCAACTCAATATGATGCAGGCACAGATACATCTTTTGATGTAACAGGAAACACTGAAGGAATTTCATATTACTATGAACATGAAACAGGAGTTAATCAAGTAAGACTAGGAGTAACTACAGCAATTCCTGCTAATATTACTTCTGGTGATTATGATATTACACAAAAAGTTATTAGGGGAGCTGCTACTAACATGGCTGACCTTAGAGGTGATGGTGAAAATATTATGAGAGTTAGTAGAATTATACCTGACTTTATATCTCAACAAGGAAATTCTATTATACAACTAGATTTAAGAAATTATCCAAATGATACCGCAGCAAGTTCATCATTAGGTCCATTTACTATATCAACTTCAACCAATAAAGTAGACACTCGTGCTAGAGGAAGAGCTATAGCTCTTACAATATCTAACACTGCTGTTGATTCTAGTTGGAAACTAGGTACATTTAGATTAGATATACATGCTGGAGGAAGAAGATAATGGCTAAAATAGTACAGTCATTGACTAGAGCAAGTTCCGAATACGAGGAAGATGTAGCTCAATCTTTAGTTAGAGATTTAGATGCGGTGTTGGAAAAATTAAACACTACATTTCAAGAAGAATTAAAACAGGAGATAGAGGCTAGAAGTCTCTTTTTAGATTA